GTTACTTGACCACCTGTACCATTTCCAGTTAAGGATACAAGATCGCAAGTGGTAAGTTCTGTTGTTGCACTGGGGAAGTATCCACTACCACCAACATCGATAGCAATAGCAGATGCTGGAGCACCAAGATTTTCAATTAAACCAGTGATGCTACCATCAGCAGAACCTTCACCAATCTTCGCACCACGAATAGCAGCACCTGTCAAGTTTACTCCATTATTGATTGGAAGCTTCAGTTTTCTTGGCAGAGATTGAATAGGATTAGTGGTGAGAGTGTGTGAGTTATCAGTTCCTCTATTTGCATCAATATCACTATTGTACCAAGTCAGAGTACCAGATTTAACAAATTGTGCTTTGTAGATTTTGAAGGTAAGATCTTGGAATTGTGATGGAGTCCAAATTGTACCGTTTTGAGACTTAAAGAGAGAACCACCAATGTACTGCTTAGTAACAACGACGTTCTGAACATCGGGCAATGATGTTGTTCTAACAGTCTTCTTGCCCATTGTTGCTGTCCACATTTCATACTCATCAGAGTCTGGGGACAGAATAACAATCGCATATTCTTTATCGCCACCTTCCAGGAAGACTGGTGATGGGAATCTTACTCTTGTTGGGAGTGGATTGAATGGATCTGCCTCATTAATAACAATGTCTTCTGGTCTCAGATTAACCCTACACCAGTCAGCAACCAATCTGTCAGTTGGAATGCCGAGTTCCATTGTTCTAAGTTCAATCTTGACCTTAGTTGTTCCTGTTGGTTTGGCAGCAAAGTAAAGATCAAAGGATGTCAGATAGATACCTTTTCCAGGAACCGTGAATGATTGTGCCAGCGGATCTCTGTGTGGTGCCTTGACTTCAACTTGAACTTCAGTTGGTTTTGCTGCAGGTTTGGGTGGATTTCTGACAGAAACTCTAGATGTCTCTTGAGTGAGAATAGTTCCGGAACCAGAGTACTCGCCAATTGCTTCACTAGCAAATCTAGTGGAACCTGGAAGTACAACAGTGTTTGGAGGAGTTGCTGTAATTTTTACAGTCTTAGTTCCTGCTTTGACTCTAGTAGCAGGTTTTGGTGTGCTGTTAGGATCTCTGAAGAAGAAGTTGCCAACAATATCACCCCAGTTATCAGAAATCAGTTCTGCTCTAGTAATTGTGGCAACAGCACTTGATGTGCGACCAATAATCTTACAACCTCTTTCAACATATCCATAGTATTTTTGGTCGTTAGCAAGAGCTCTTACACCAAAATTAATTAATCTTGATGTTGGTGAGTATCCAGGACCAGGTGCGGGTCTATTTCTATCATATGGGTCAACAGTATACTTTTCAACTAAAGTTGCTGGAGAACCAAGTCCAGCACCGATGTCTGGTCTTGAGGTGTCACCAAACTTATGATTAGGTGCCTGAATTCTGATAAATCCAATCTTATTGTTGTTGGCATCAAGAATATCTGCGTCTTCAAATACCTGGAAAGTTCCAGACTGCATTTGAATTTCACAAATTTTGGGGACAACATCAACTTGCTGACTATCAAGATACTTGTAGTGCTTGGTAAATGGTCTCAGACCATCAGCATTGAAGTATACGTTTCTAGAACGCATCCAAGGATCTGCTTCACCAGATACTTTTACATCTTCAACATAGTTAAACTCTCTGGCAGGTCCTTTGAGTTTTGGTGTGTACTTAGTTGTAGTTGTAATTGTTGTAGTGGTGAATGCCCTAGTTCCTCTTTCACCTCTACCACCACCTTTTTTGTAAGTAACGTATTCAGTTTTTTGGTCTACATTTCTAGTTTGATTTGCTTCTTGCTTCCATTGAGCACCAGTGGACTCAGTTCTATGGTCATCGATATAAATGGTTCTTACCCAGTTGTCGGATGGAGGATCTAATTGAACACCACCAACAAAAACAATAACGTTGAATGGGTTTACATTCTCAACATTAGTCGCATGTGGTTGATTTAAGAACTCAACTTCATTATACTTCAAGGTAAGCATATCACCAGTCTTTTGAATATTAGTATCCAAAAGGCGAAGGTTTTGACTCAGGTCTGCTTTAGTTCTATCAATGTTTGGATCAAGTGCCAATTCAGCATTGATTGACCAAAAATCAATAGGAGCAATAGCAGTAGCACCTTCTTTAGAAATCTCAACCGTTGACAAGTCTGGATTCATCAAAGACTTATCTCTAAAGTCAGATACGATAAATCCACTCTTGAATCTATCCAATCCATTAGCATCCGTTACGGATAATGTCTTGGCATTCAACTCAAGCATTGAGAGACTGGTGATTTCTTCCAGATTTTCAATTCTATCTTCTAATTTACCGATATCACGCATCGTGAATCTTCTGTTATCTCTAAACAGAATTCTTGGATCCTTAACAGCGTTATAGCAGTATGCTGGATACTGAATTTGTGCGATTTCCATCGCATCATCAGAAAGAACGGGTGCCTGTGGAATATCGGCAGGTTCACCTTGAATTACTTCAACTTCACCAAAACGGTTGATGCTTACAGTATCAATTCTTGGGAGATAGTAACTATATCCAACATGAGAAGTCTCATCTGGAGAAATTACATATCTATAAGTTGCGTCATACTGTCTACTAGAAAAATCAAATGGTGATGTTGTAGTTGAAGTAAATGGTTTTACTCTTGGTCTAAAGTCTACAATATCAGAAACACTCAGACCATTTGGAAGTCTTGGAAGATCGCTCTGATATCTGTCGGCTGAATAAGAATTGACGGTGAAGAAATCACCTTCGTCTCCAGGAGCAACTTCATACTTATCGTAAATTACAAGAAGTTGCTTTTCTGGTGTTGGACTACCAGGTCTTCTTACAATTTTGGAGAAGTCACAATATTCGTGTCCATTACCATCAACTAATCTATAGTTAGCAGTTAAATCTATGTAACTACCTTTAGTAGTCTTCTGAATGACTGCTTCAATAGCAGAATCTCCAAAAGTAACAATTTCTCCAACAGTGAAGTTGTTGCTATTTCTTCTTACATATGTAATTGTATTAGAAGTTCTACCAACAACCTGTGCTACTGCTCTGCTATCTCTGCCAGTCATTTTCTCACCGACGATAGCATTTTGATCAAGTGCTAAACCAGTAGCAAATGTCAAGGTATCGAGAACAGGTGCGTTAGAATCAGTTGATTCGAGAACAGCACGAACATTTACAACGTCTGGAACATTCAAGGAGATATCTTTATCTTCAATTCTAAGACCATAGAACTTATTTGTAGTAAGACCATTCAAAGCAGAACTCTTTTGAGTCTTATCAATAGTGACTTGTTGACTTCTCACAAAACTCTTAGTCTTGTGGGAAATAACTCTCTTGCTGAGAGTGACATTTACAATACTATTTGTATCACTTGTTTTAGTGAGACCACTAAACGTTACAGATTCTCCATTAGCACCCAAAGTGAAATTAGAATCTGTCAGTGGTTCAATAGTTCCATCAGAGTAGTGAATAGAATATCTTTCTGCGTCAAATGACTCATAGAAAACATTTGTAAGACCTTCTGTTGCTTCTGTAGCATCAGTAAGTGTTAATGCGATTTGATTGTTACTAAAACTAGCAACAGGAATTTGTCTAGTAATTGTCAGATCTGCTCTACCAAGATCAACCGATGCTGTATTGGCAATGGGCATTGACGAATACAAACCCGCAGAACCAAAGTTAGTAATCTTTGGAACCATGATAGAGAATGTATACTTGCCGGCAGCATTTACATTGCGATATACGCCAGAAACTGGTTGAGCATTGATAGTAATATCAATTGAATCTCCTGCTGCGCTGATTGCATCAATGTTAGCATAAACTGGATCGGCATTGCCATTTTGATACATAATGGTTCTGCCTCTCTGGGATGCTCTGGCAATGATACCAGTTTGTCCAGAGAAGAATCTTCCAGCAACAGTACATCCAGTCTTGGTGCTTGTTCCTGCCGAAGGAATAGTAATCATATCAGTCTTCGCAAAATTAGCCAGTTCCTTCGGATAGAGAACTGTATCTGCGATGAAGTTAGGAGTTCCAACAATACCATTCTTGGAAGCAACATCCTGGAAGACTGCCTTAATATCTTCTGTAGTGAAGACATCAAGAGACTGAATACCAGATTGATATTCAACATCTTCATTAATAATAACTTGCTCACCAGTCATAAACTTACCAGAAGTTTGTCTCAGACTGTAAACATTGCTGGAAGATGTTGCCAAATATCCAGTAGCACCGCTTGAAAGACCTCTAAAGTAAGAACCAACAGGAACATTAGTCAGATTGTAGGTATTAGCAAGTGTTACTTCAGTATATGTCTGAATATCAAAGAGGTAAAGATCAAATTGTGTGGCGACATTCTTATAAGTATCGTCCGCAAGTCCAAACCAGTAGACTCTTGCGTCACCAATCTTGGTTCCTAATCCTGCTGTAGCAGCATCTGCTATATTGCTAGTTCCTGAGTGATTTCTTCTGGCAGCATACAGTTCAATGGTATTTGAACTAGTGTTATTGCTTCCAGATGAAAGATCTCCAATATTGATATATGGTGTTCCAGATACATTATTAACTTTCAGTTTTCCACCCATGCTGAATGGAATGACTGAACTGTTGACTCTCTTAGTTGTTCTTGGTTTTGGAACATCAAGAACGGTAGAACCAACCAAGTCAACATCATATCCTCTAACATATGCTGTACCAGCAGATACTTTAACAGCAATTTGGTCCTTGGATGGAGTATTTCCCTGCTCAGTTACTTCATCAAATCTGAATAAACCACCATTCCCAGTCTCATCATTCAGTTGATCGGCAGTATCGACAATAAAGTTTTCTACAGCATAGTCACCAGACTCATCAAAGGTTCTCTTGGCAAAGTAATCTCTGATAAGATTGTAGTTTGACTTATTCTCAAGTTTCTTAATTACACCATTATCAACTCTAACCAACTCAACAAAGTTGGTATCTTCAGTATCAGTAAGTTGCTTCTTAGCAAGCTTTACACTAATTTTTAGTCTATCTGCTCCTGGAGCAGCATAGTTTGTAAATCCCTTTGCGTTATCGTTGAGAGATTCGTCCTGATCTGCGGTTACAATCTCTTCTACAATATCCCACCCAACTCTAAATGAAGGTTCATTATCATATGGATCAAGAACAATCAGTGAGTCGGGAACATCTACAAATGTTCCTCTGATGAAATATACACCTTGAGCAACACCAACAGCATATCCAATCGCTGTCGCGTTAGAACCATTGAGTGTAAGAACGGTGTCACCACTTACAAGGGTAGTGTTACCATAAGTTACATTTTCCTCAAGAAGCAGAATTTCACCGTTGATGAACTCTGTACTCTCACCATCAAGAGCACCATCCTTATACTTAACAAATACTGTAATTTCCTCTACACCTTCATCTGGTGGAAGAAGATAACCTCTAACTCTACCTGTAGCACCAGAAGTCTGACCTTTTACCTTTGTACCTTTTCCACTAGTAAGAGCATCCAGATAAACCGTTACATCAATGCCAAGATGTGTTGGGTTTACTTTAACAGTGGTAAAGACATTATCACAAGTGATTCCACCAGGAATCACCATAGAACCCTCTTTGAACATGTGAGATCCAAAGGATTCTATCTGGTTCTGTAGAATTGACTGAAGACCAGTTAATTCTCTTGCTTGAACTGGGAATCCAGGTTTAAATAAAACCTTATAGAAGTTGTCGTCCTTATCAAAATCATCATAATAAGGGCTTACGTTGAGGTTAGTCTTCTGTGGCATTTTTTAGAATTCCAGTATAATTTTTAAGTCTTCTTTTTGACGTGCGTTCCTAGCAATGGATGCTCTGTTGTCCAGGTAAATTGTATCCCCGGAACCTTTATTTATTTCAGGTGCCGCCATGCCTTGAACGAAGTTAACGCCAAGGTTAATTAATTTGGTTCCTGTTGGATTTGTGGTGATACCAGAGAATCCAGTATCAATAGAACCCGTGAAACCAGAAGTCTGACCTGTGATTGCGTTGCTGCTTGCTTCAAAAGCGTATGGTCTTCCGTTGGTAGAAATACCAACATAGTCCTGATGATTTAGTGTTGTACCGTTAAAGAACAAAGATCTGTCTTGAAAATATTTTAAGACTTTTGTTTCTTCATCGTAAGAAGCAACATAACCATATGCCTTCGCATTATTGGCAAGAGTCTGTTCAATGACTTCTCCTACTTGAGGAACACCAGTAACACCATTAGCACTTGTATTAAACTTGAATGATGAAAGACCACTAAAGGTATTATCAGAATAAATGTTATCAGTTCCAACTGCAGTTGGATTCTTTACAATACTAACTTGAGCAAAACTAGTATCAATTGGGAAATCTTTTGTAGAATCGTCAAATCTTGCGTAAACAAGAACTTTATCTGTTCCCAACTCAGTGTAAACATCATATCCATGTCCCTTTGATGGTGGGATAATTGGAATCAAATGTGCTGAAGTTCCAGTGGTACTTGAGTTAATTGAACCCAAATCTACTAGGGCATAACTGTAATCCTTGCCGCCTGAGGTGACAACAGTATTCGTAATCTTGCCACCTTCAACGTCAATTCTGACTTTACCGCCAGTACCATCACCAATCAGATTTACTTCCTGATTGAGTCCGTTGGCATAGTTAGCACCAGATTCTTGAATATATACCGTCTTGATTTGATTTTCGTTAATAGAAGAGTCCGCTGCTTCTCTAACTGCTCTAATTTGAGCATCAGT